TTTAGCGTCTTTCATCATATCATTTTCGTCAAGGAACTCCCTTACAAAATTTGATATGTCGCTTTGGTAATTCTTAACATCACTTGCATTTTTTACATTGTACCTATATTTTTTATCTCCAACTTTAAAATCAAAACCTTTGAAATTATTGTCAAAAACATTATTGGTACTTTGCTCAAATTGCTTGTACTGTTTTTTTTGAACCTCACTAGCAGCAGCCTGTTCTTGGTTGTATTGATTGTAAAAGTTAATAGCTTCTTGTTGTTCAGATGATAACTTAGAACCCAACTTGACTTCTTTGTAATACTCATCTTTCATACCATTAAGAAATTTCTTAGCTTTTGCAATTTCTTCTTTCATTGCCAACTTTTTCTTTCTAATATCTCTATCATCATCTTCATCTTCATCATATGAAAATTTATCTTCAATTAAAAAGTTTATTTCGTCATTGTCTAAATGACTTTTAGTTGACTTGTAATATTCCTTTAACAATGTAGCATTGTCTACATTTGAATAGTCAGCGTTTAATCTAACATATTCCTCTATACTTCCACCGGTATCCTCCATAAATTTAACCAGGCTTTCAATATTTTCTGGTAAAACTCTTTGTGGTTCGGTTTCTGTTTTTTCTGTAAATACAGTATTAGCTACTGGAGCTTCTGCCTGTATAACTTCTTGTTCTTCTTCTTCAGTTACTTCTTCTAGTAAGCTGACTTCTTCCCTTTCTTCGCTTTCTTCTTTATTACTTTCTTCTTCGCTTTGGGCTTGGCTTTCATGTACTTCACTCCTTTTGGCATCTTGATCTGTTTTTTTAGTTTGAAATTCTTTTAATTTAGCGAGATCTAATTTTATAGTCCCATCTTTTTTTATCTCTTTATACGAGATATCTTCTTGAACTGTTTCAGTTGGTGTTGTTTCTACAACACTATCATCAACAATTTCTTCAATTTGTTGGTTTTCTTCTGACATAATATAATATAATTAAATAGTTAAAAAATTTATCTAGGCTCAAATTGTTCTAGCCCAAACCCACCTAAGTTATCCATACCTGCGGATTCAAAACTTTTAGGTGCGGTATCATTTTTTCTTTGGTTTATAAGCTCGCTTTGTTGGGACGCTTGTATTTTTGTTCTTTCGTCCTTACGATCTTCTTTAAATTTATCTTTTTGATTAACTTGCTGCATCTGCAATTCTTGCAAACGCATATTCAAATTAAACTCATGCTCCATTAATTCTTTCTTTATAGCGGCTTCTCTTTCAAGTTTTGCCATTTCTAATTGGTTTTTAACTTGTTCCAATTGCGCTTTAGATTCTGTTAAAGCTTGCTGTTTTTGCATATCAGCTTGAGCAGCGGCTTGAGCAGATTGTGAATTAGATTGTGTTTGAGCCTCTATGTTTCTTTGTTGTTGCTCTTGGTCTAACTGCTGTTTCTTTTTCCTACGTATTTTAAGAAGCTGGTTCGCTAATTTTATATTACGCACTTCTCTAACTTCTATAGCATCTTCTAAATAAATTTGCCCAGATTGTAAAGCAACTTGAATATTATTTTCTAATTTTTGCTTTTCTTCTTCATCTGGAGCTAATTCTAAAAATATACCAAAGTCATGTAAATGCAAGTTAGCCATTTCTTCTAACGTTGATACATTAAACTTACCTAAAGTTTTTATAAATGATTCTTTAGTAGGAGAAAACTCTATAACATCAGACACACGCATTGCAATACACTCTGCCATTGATAGGGTTATAAACAAGCTTGATTGCAATAGGTGCCTTGTTGCTGTATTAGAATTAGCGGCTGCTAATTTTTGTAATCCAACTAAAGCGTTTTTATCTGGAGTACTACCATCTCTGGCTTCATTTAATCCAGTTACATCACGCATCATTTGTAAATAATAATTATATGTATTTATTAATGCGCTTATTTTATTGTTACCTCCACTAGAATTAAGTTCGGTAATTGGTAATCTTCCTCTATTCATATCTCCGTCCTGAGTCATTGATCTACCAATAACACTACCGGTTTGGAAATACATGTTTAATGCTTCTTGAGGGTTGTAATTTGTTCCGTTACCTAAATCAATTTCTGCTAAAGCATCTGCATCTAAGTAAACACCATCAGGTACAACTCTTGATAGCACTTGTTGTAACTTTAAATGTGTTAGCTGAATCATGTCAGCAAAATTAGTCATACGACTTACAAGTGACTCTATTCTTCCTTCATATATTCTAGGTGCACAAATAGCATAACTCATTTGAGCTTTTGTAGTATCCGCCTTCGGTCGCATCATATTCCTTTTAAGCTCCCACTTTAAAACGTCTTGACTACCTATCACTTTAACACCCTCGTATATGACCTCAATAGCTCTATCTACTTTACTAAAATCATCAGAAGCTGGAGGATTAAAAGTATCATTTTTTTCAATAGCTTTATCCCCACCTGTTGATGTTTTCTTTACTTTATGAACTTGATTAGCGTAAGTTTTATATTCAAAATATAAAACAGATACACTATTATTTTCATTAGATTTAGAGTTGTAACCCATATTGGTATAATTATTATTATAACCTTTATATGATTCTAACTGCTCATCTGTTAATCCTGGAAATTCTTTTTTAAGTTCATTTAAATAAATTTCTTTTACTTCCCCAACATAATATATATCGTCAAAATAAGGGGAATCAGTATTTGAATACACAAGATCAGCGGGATCTACATATTCAACTTTAATACCTTCGGCTTTATTAAATGTACTTTTGGCTGCACCAATACCTATAACTGTTAAATCATTATTTATACGTCTAGATATCAATTCATATTTATTTTTATCAAACACGCTGTTAATAGCTTCTTCTTCAGCTATTTCAATAGCTTGCTTGTATTCAAGCTGCATATGTAGCTCTAGTTCTTCGGAAGTTTCAGGTAATTTTGACTGATCTGTTTGATATATATCAATACCTAGTTGAGCAGCCACCGTATCATTAAAAGGTTTAGCAGCCATATCTTCTGCTATTTTTGTTACATAGTCTGTTCTTTCTTTTATCGATGCTGGATCCTGAGAGTAAGCTTTTATATCATAAGACCTATCCGCCATACCATTTACAACAATATCAACAAACTTTGGTATAATTGGCACAGGCTTCCAATCTAAATTCATATATGATAAGTCTCCGTTTATAGATAGCTCGTCTTTATACTTACGTACTGACTGCTCTCCTCTTGCGTATAATCTTAACGAGTGAAACGATTGCCTTGATGTAGAGTATCTGCCTGAATCGGTTTTACCGTTGTAACCATCCTTAGAACTAAACCACTCGTGCTCTATAGCTCTACCCACCTGAGAGCCATATTCAACACTCATTTTTTCTAAATCACTAACCGCTTGGCTGGGGAAGGAACTTTTTATAGCTTTATTAATCATTTATTTAAATTATTTTTGATCTTGAACCTTTGTTATCGTATCTTTTAATACCAAGATTTATACTTTTTATTTGTCTTTCTTGTGTTGGTGCATATAAATTTCTATTGCAAGCCATTATAGCTAGCCCAGAGCTTATAGAAGCATCATATTTTGTTCTATTATTTATATCAAATTTAGACCAGTCTTCTAAAGTTCTGGTAAAATACATGTCTCCATATCCGTCATTTAGTCTACCAACGTATTTTTCAATATAAGACTCAATAGCTGCTGCATGAGCTTGTTTAATATCATTTGATGAATTAGGTATCCCACCTATTTCTTTTTCAGTTGACGATAGCTTATTATATGTTTTATCTGGTCGATTCATAGAGTAACCTCTATAACCACGCCTTTTAAAATGATATAAAAGCCTAGGCTTATTATTTTCAACTAATATAGGCATGCCGTAAAAAACGCAAGCCATAAGAACATCTTCAAAAAATATTTCAGCTGTTTGAGGTCTTGCAACGTACTCCAGAAAAAAACTATTAGAAGGAGCATCTTCCATTGAGTATTTAGTTAAACCATGCAATGCCCCGTTCGATCCTACCCCATCTACAGTTCCAGATATGTCATAACTGTCACATCCAAAAGCACCTATATGATCATTAGCGGGATATTTAATACCATTTTTTAAACGAACTCGATTTTGCATTTCTATTTTTGGTATCCAGCTAACCTTAAATCTTCCTGATTTATTAGGCATGAATTCAACCGTTGTGTCTTTAATTCCGTTTCGCCACTGGAAACTGCCTACAGTTACAACCCCTTGTCTTTGTATTTCGTCGTTGTAATCTATTTGTTCGTATAATTTAGTTAAATTAAACAAAGATAACTTTGCTTCATCTCTAAACGCATGGCTTTCTGTTCTCGGAAATTGCCTATAATATTCGTTTAAACCGTCTTGATCATTTTTAAGACCATCTACTTCATTTTCCCAATACTCTATTACCCCTAAATCTATTTCGTCTCCGTACCTATCATATACCTTTTCGCTGCTAACTTCGAAGACAGGTGCTCCATACATATCAATGTATCCTTCGTAGTTCCATTCCATAGGTATGAACAAAGAATATAATCCTGAGCTAGTTTGTCCATTGCGATTTCTACGCTTAACGTCTGAGTCATAATATAATTTTTTAAAATTATCACCACCTTTTTCAAGAGCATTTGACGTACTGCCCATCATACACTTCCCTATTATTCTAGAACCTAACCTTAAAGTTGTTTTAGTAACCCTCCAGTTATTTAATATGTTGTCAGGTCTTTCCCATTTACCCGATTCATCATGCGCTAATAACTTTAGCTTTTCACCATCATAAGAGTTATCACCTGTATTTTTCCAATCTATAGTTGTATCTAAACCTTCTATCTCTTTAAGTTTCTCTTTTGAATCAAGCTTTTTTCTTGTAAGCTTTGACGCCGGGACCCTGTACGCGAGTTCTGTCTTCGGCCTGTCCATTCCGTCCTGGATGGGTTTGAAAAAGAAGGGGTAATTAATTGAGATCGGTACCACCTTGTCTGTAAACATTTTCTTAGCATCAGCTCCAGTCTTTGAGAGTATACCAAATCTAGCGTCACGCGAGGTTGTTGCCTGGTGCACAATTTCAGACGATGACATGAATGAAAATCCAGATCGTCTATTCTTGAGGTAACACATCCCGTAGCATCGTTGATCCGCTTTACATGCTTCCCAAAATATAAAGAATAATCTGTTTGATTCCCTAAAGTCTGGGAGCCCAATATCAATTTTGGTCCACTGCAAGTACATGTAGTGAGAACCAGTAATATAAGTAGGCACGCCTTTGTTATTAAACGTAAAACCGTCTTCCCTTCTTTTGAACTCTTCATCAATATAATCATACCATTTATCTTTAAAATCGCTCGAATAATCTTCCCATTCAAAAACAGACTTTATTTTACTTAATTCTTTAGGATATTCTAAAGGCTCCCAATACTGTTCTAAATCTTTTTTAGATCTTTTATAGCTATCTTCTATTAAAGGTAAAGCTATTTTTAAATTTTGTATTTCGTATATCTCACCAATTTTACCTGTTTTAGATATAACAACAATATCATGGTCTTTGTTATAACCGTATTCCCACTTATTATACCTATTGTTTTTATTTATAGTATGTGGTTTTATATAGTCTTTTAATACTTTTACTAAAGTTTGTTCATATTTCATTTAGACCTCCCTTCTGCAAAACCTTTGAAAGATTTTTCTTTGCTTTCTTTAGGCTTACTATCATTTAACATATCTTCTTCCTGTTGTATTCTAGTAAGTATTTCAAACGCGTCAAATATAGCTAATTTTTTTGTAGCAGCAGCATTTTTTAATCTATCTGCCGAAATATCATCATCTGAATCTACTATTGGTTCTTTCGCTACTTTAATAAGTTCTTCCACAGCCTTTTGCCCAGCTTGGATTATATTCAACTTCGTTTCCTTTATTTTCATATTTAATTGTAATATCATTGGTTCTCATGCGGTACAAACGATTATTATCTATTAAAAACTCATATTCACTACTAGGACTAAAGCCTACAAGGTCTCCCTCGCTTATTTTAAAAGCTTTTAAAGAGTTATTACCGTATTTTAATATACCAATATGCTTTTGTTCTTTTTGATCGCTTACAATTGATTTTTCTTTTTTAACTATTGGTTTTACAAAACAAAAATCACCTGGAGCTTTCCATTGGTTATTACGTTTATACAAAAATATTTGATCGTAATAACAAAAATACATATCTTCTTTAAAATAAGAACTACTATTTTTTTCAACGCCACGAACATCATGAAATCTTCTAAAAACATTATGATGTACAATTACTTCATCACCAATTTTTATATCAGTATCACCTATAAGCGGTATAGATTTAATAATACCTATTCTATTTACAAACTTATGGTCTTCTAAAGTGGTGTTTATTATTAATTTTTTACCATTTAAATCTACCTCATTAGTATACCTGCCATTCTTAGGTTCTACTATAAAGCTATATAGACTTTTCATTAGTATTCTAAATTATATTCTATAGAGACTGCCATATTAGAATTAAATTTTTTCCACGGTATAATCTCATCTTTTTTTCTTATATAAATATTGTAAGAACCGTCTTTGTCGTCATACAAAATATCAGATATGCAATGTCCTCCGTAAACCTGTTGGCCCACGGAGTAGTGCATAGCTTCGTTCTTATAATCTTTACCAATACTAATCTTCCTTATTAGCTTCATCTTCAATTTCTGTAATGGCTCCGTTACTAATATCTATAGATACTCTACCATACTCTTCCTGAAGCTTATCTTGAATATCTTTTAGTTGCTTGTCTAATTCTTGAACAGCATTTAAAATACTAAATTTTTGCATTTCTAATTGACCTAAGCTAGCTTGCCCTTGTTGAAGGTTACCAACTAGCTTCTGCAATTCCTGCAGCTGTTCATCTTTAATTTTTGGTTGTGGGTCTAAAGTTTTTTCTTCTTTACTCATTTTTTATTTAATTTAATTGTTAATATGCAATATTGCATATTATAATTATCACATAGATAGCGTTTTAATTAAAATACTAATCTGTTTCTGAACTTTCTACTGTTAAAGTTAAAGTTGTTGGGTTAGCTACTTCTTCTATTGTTTTTGCAATACCTTCTTCAATTGCTTGAACCTTTTCTTCCCCTAGTGAACCTTTAACCCACCCTATAATTGTTTCATGAGTTAAGTTTTCAAACTCAATAAATTCTTCAATTTCTTCAATATTAAGAGATTGAGTTCCTATTGAAGTTTGCGAAATGTTTGTTTCGCTATCTTCTCCTGTTACTATCCAGTGTACGTTATACACAACGTTTGTGTTGTCATTTTTAGAAGTATACACGTCTACCGTTTTACAATTCCAATCGTAATTAATCATTTTTTTTGTTTTAATGTTTATTTATTTTTTGTTTTAATTTTTATATTAACATATACTGTATGTTTCTATTCTTTGTATAATACCCGGAGAGTCATATAGAACTATTTCAGTTCTAGCACAAGCACCGTTACCCACTGTTGTAGTAGCTGTTGTTCCGTCTTGAAGGAAAGCTTTCTTACCGTTAGATCCAGATGGTATTTCTAAAGGTGTTTCTAGATTAGCATCCTCATATAATATATCACCTACTTGTAAATTAGAGGCGTCACCTATTGTACTACTGTAATAATAATCTACCGGTGTGCTGTATCCACCTCCTGATAAAATGTAGTAAACATCGGTTAATGTGTAAGATGGTAGACTACAAAACGTTGTGTTGTAAGCCACTCCAGAAGAATCTATTTGAAATTTAACAGAGTTTAGCCCAGATCCAAAACCATACCACTCTAAGTCAGGTACAGATGTGTTTCCAGGGAAAGTGCTGCCCGGAGAACCGCCACTATTTAACCAGAACTTATCACCGTCTTTAACTACAGCTGGGTTTCTATTTTTCCATACGGAATAGCTTCTAGTAGCATTACATGCTGTTGCTGAAGTATAATTGCTATTAGCAATACTAACTAAGTTTTGTGCACTAGCACTATTACCGTAATCTCTAAAATCATCTAACTCATCTTTGTCTTCGTCATACGTGGTGTTAAAAGCACCGCTAATAGCATCGCTAAAACATTCTTGTAAATCATTACTACTTGGGTTTACTACTGCTACAACATCCGCTAGCGAAAAAGTGTTTGTATTTGGTACACCCATTATTTTTCAAGTTTTTCTAACCTAGCTTCTAGCTCGGCTATTTTAGCAATCAATAAATCTACATAAGCTACAGATTTCATTCCTTCTTCATCTGTTCTCACAAACTCCGGATGATTTTCTTCTAACTCTTGCGCTATAACCCCATATCTTTTTTGACCCTCGTTAGACTTCATTTCAAAACTCTTCCAGTTTACATTTACTTTACTGTTAATAATATTTTTAATATTATTTTTCAATCTTTTATCAGAAGATAATATAAAGTTTTGTGCTGTTATTGTACCAGAAGAAGTTATATTACCATTAGGGTTTATTTCTAATACCTGCGAAACTGTTTCACTACCTGGAGCAGCGGCGCTACCTGTTTTTATAAAAAAAGATGAGCTTTTACCAGTATCACCAGCTTGTAAATGCCAAGGGTAACTATTGCTTCCAGAGCCAGTCGGCCTATGAAAGCTAAGTAGTGGGTTTGCATTAGTAGTACTTCTAATTACTATTTTTGAATTATTCCAAGTACTGTCACTTGCAATGTCTAATTTTCCAATAGGGCTAGTGGTTCCAATCCCTACTTTACCATTATTTAATATACGAAACCTTTCCGTAGAGGAATAGGGGGCCGATGCAACAGCGGTGCTAATAATAAAGTTATTAGAAGTGTCTGAATATATTTTATTTCCAGTTCCTGTTCCGGAGCTTCCAGCAAAAATAATACCATTTGTTCTTGAAACACCTAACGTGCCGTTTACTTCTAATTTATAATCCGGGCTAGCAGTACCGATACCTACATTACCACCATTATCTTGAATAACTACATTACCGCCAGTATTATCTCTTACTGTATTTGAATAAACAATTCCATTAGTTTGTATATTACCCCCTATAACTGTTAGTTTATGACCAGGACTGGTAGTGCCAATACCTACATTACCAGTTGAAGTAATACGCATACGCTCATTATTTCCTGTTTTAAAAGCAAACGATGCCGATGTATCTCCACTTGCAGTAAGGGTTACTAATTCATCAGTATTTGATACATCAATGTATAGTCCTGAGAAGTTACTAGCATCTGTATAATGCAGGAAGTTTGCTACTGACCCTGCTGTATTTCTATATACACTTAGATTTCTAGTTGGGGATGAAGTACCAATACCTACGTTACCGCCATCGGTAATACGCATTGCTTCACCTCTAGACCTATGCCCAAGGCTTATGTGTCCATCTTTATCACCCCTATCATCTGCTTGTATACTTAAATTACCATACCCAACCTCATCCTCGTCTTGAGTAGCTAGAATGAAGGATGTTGCATCTGTATCGGTTATAGTTAATCCAGCATTGTTACTTCTACCTACATGAAATTTCTGTACTGATGAAGATGAAGTTGTATCAATCACAAAGAGTTTACCATTAGGATTAGTAGTACCAATACCTACATCACCATTTCTTTGTAATGTTAAGATGTCATTTGTTGCTGAGCTAGCAGCGCTTTGTATTTTCAACTTGTTATCGCTGCCGTCATGGTTTATTCTAAAGCCATATGCATCAGACCCCCAGGCTTGACTTGCGCCTTCTAAAAACAATAAACTCCCTGAATCAACAGCGTTCCCGCCATTAACATTTGTTACTCTAATATTACCGCCTACATCCAGCTTATCACTAGGACTAGTTGTGCCAATACCTAAGTTACCACCGTTATTAATATAGCTGCTAGAATTAGCTTCTGCATATATTTTAATTTTTTCAACGCCATTTGAATTACGCAACTGTAATAATCCGTCACCTGAACTATCAGCACCTAAATCCACGGCTTTATTGTTACTAGTATTTTTTACACTTATATAGGTTGAATTACCTGCTACTTGAAGTTTAGTTGTAGGGTTAGTAGTACCAATACCTACGTTACCTGATGAATCAATACGCATTCTTTCTAATGGAACACCTGTTGAATTTTGATTTGTAAAAAACCTTAATGAACCCTTATAATCTGTCGGGTTACTACTTTCTTTAAAAGCATCTATAGCACCATAAACAATTCGAGTTCCTGAACTATTATTGACACCTCTAAAAGCTACACCTCCGCCCGCACCTAATGTATCGTAAGTATTATTATCATCTATAGATAAACCAAGAGTCAAAAAGTGAGCCGCTGATGTTAATGCAACTGTTTTTGTGCCTTCTACATTTAACACACTATTAGGACTCGCGGTACCAATACCTACGTTACCACCTGACTTAACGATTACCCTTGTGTTCGACCCTGCTTCTTTTATAGTAAAATCATTAGATACAGATTGTAAATCCCACCAATAGTTAGTAGAACTACCTATTCTTAAGTATCTATCTTGTCCAAGAGAAAGAGCCGCATTTCCACTTACTTCTAATTTATAGCTAGGACTAGTAGTACCGATACCTACGTTACCATTCCCGTCAAGTGTAAATTTTATATTGCTTCCAGGTGATCCTGTCCCCATTTGTAAAGTAGCGGAATTAGTACCTCCGTTTCTTATATACCAAGGATTATTATTGTTTGTGTTGTCAAACACAACAGCGCCATTACCATCAATATTAATGTTACTTGAATCAAGGTTAATAGTACCTGAGAAAGTTGCGTTTTGGGAAGAGTCTAAATTTAAAGCTGAACCACTAGCAGTTTTAAAATCTATAGAGTTACCGCTTGGGGCTTCTATAACTACGTTTTCTCCACTTGATGATAGTATGTGTAAATTGTCAAACGAATCATTACCAATAAAATGTGAGTCACCAAATGTTACATTTCCTGTAAAAGTTGCGTTTTGAGAAGAATCTAAAGTAAGAACCTGGGAAGTTGCGTCAGTTCTAAATATAATATTCTTACCGTCCGTTGCGGTACCAATATATAAATGGTCTCCTTTGCTTACAATTTCATTAGTATCAATACCAATACCAGTTGTAGCACTTCCAAGCAAAAGGCTAGCGTTGCTTAAATTAGATCCACCAATTGTTGTGGCTGATTGCGGAATAATAACTTTACTTCCAAAAGTTGCATCACCAGTAACCTGTAAAACTCCACCGCTTGCAGCTGCTGTTCCACCTATATGTAAAGCAGGTATGAAAGAATCTGTACCTGGCGATAATTCAACTAATTTTGTACCATCTTTATATAGGTAAATGTCTCCTCTATTACCATAGGTTCTTAGTTCCCCTGCTACCGTACTACTATCGCTTTCTTTCCATGCGAAAGCTCGACCAGCAGCATCAGGGTCTGCAACGACTATACCGCCATCTATAGTTAAATTACCTGATAATATTGTATCACCATCTACTTCAAGACCAGTTCCATTTATTAGCTTTAAGGCATCGTGTGTTTGTCTAGATACTATAAGGTTAGAACCATTATTTCTAACCGCTGTTTCTATAAGACTATCTTCAGCCCCATTAGTTGCATCAGATATCTTAGCTGTTATCTTCGCGTATACTCTTTCAGCACCTGTGTCACTATTACCTTTGAATTTTATCTGTCCTAAGTAATCACCATTAGCCACACTAGCACTATCTCTTAATAGCATAAGTACTGGAGCTGCTGAACTAGAAGCGTCATTGTTACGGATTATCATAGAATCACCAGTACCTGTAGATGATATGTCCAATTTAGCTTGAGGACTAGTAGTTCCGATACCTACGTTATTATTATTTAAAATAGATACTTGTGTTCTTCTTGAGCCGTCATCATCCATAGAACCAAGCTCAAGCACACCTGCTCTACTCATCAAGTATTTAACTCTTTGATCTGCAGATGCATTACTATGATTCATTATAAATTCAGCGAAAGTTGTACCCTCTGTTATAGTTCTCCCGAGAGTACCGGCTTTTACGTGTAATCCAACACCGCTAAAAGTAACTCCATTTATTGTTCCAGGGGATGTTGTACCAATACCTACGCTACCTGGATTTGAAAAGTAAGCATGGGTAGTAGAACCGTCTAAGGTAAAATATCCTGTTATTCCACCGCTACCATCGTCAGAATAAAATTTAATATCCTTATCATTTGCATGATTTATTATTTGTATATCTCCTATTTGATTACTTATTACAGAATTTGTTCCATCATGTAATATTTGTAAGTCTCCATTATCACCAAACTGCGCTTGAATATTATCACTAAAACGCGCGTTTTTTCTTACTTTTATATTAGTGGCGCTTCCATCTAATTGTAAGTATGTAGCTAGCCCACCAGAACCATCATCTCCTTGAAAATATGTATCAGCATTGTTGGTAGCATTTCTTATATAAAGATTTGATCCAGGTATACTATCGTTTGTAATATATGTGTGAGTACCGTCATGATACATACCGAAGTCAAGTCCTGTTCCAACATAAATTCCTTTATTGTCAATAGTGTTTAAGTGTCCTCCAAAAGTTGCATCGCCACTACCATTTATTTTTAAATCATATCTTGCATCTGTTGTATTATAAATTACAAAGCCATTAGAATCAATACCAAGTTCTACATCATCATAAGATGTTGGGGTAAATTTTAATAACCTACCGTCACCATCAAGTGTTATATTTCCTGTAAAATTTCCTCCACCAGTAACATTTATACCTGTAATTGTTGTTTCTAGTTTGAGTAAGTTGTCATAATACAAACCAGTTTCAGCATCAGTAATACCCTTGAATAAAATTTGACCATCAGTAGTAGTTAGATATAGGTTTGTACCTGACAGTGTTAGATTACCTGTTCCCGTGTCTTTAACGTAACTATGACTACCATCGTGATATATTTCTAAATCTTGCGAAGCGCCAAATTTAAGCTTACCATCATTACCATCATTAGCAAATAGCATATCTTTGTAAACCACTAAAGATGCAATACTACCATCTAACCTTAAGTACGGATCCACGCCTCCAGAACCGTTATCTGATTTAAGTACTATGTCTTTATCATCAGAATAGTTTGTTATTTGTAGTTCACCGGTATAGTTTTCTATAAAACTTGTAGATCCCGTATGATAAAGTCTAAGGTCGTGACCATTACCAAAAACTAAATTAGACAAGTCAGGAAATACTGTAAAAGGAGAGCCTCCTCCAGAAACACCCTGTAACTCAAAGTAAGTTTCAACACCACCTGATCCATCATCTGACCTGAATATAATATCTTTGTCATTCGACTCATTAGTTATATATAAATCACCTGTAGCGTTTGTTATTGTCGAATCTGTACCGTTATGGAATATTTCTAAATCGCTAGAAGCACCAAATTGAACTTTACCATTATCAACAAGTCTTATATGACCAGGGTTAACAAAGTTACCAGTATCGCCTTCAAATATAAATTCAGTACCACCATTATTTGGCATTAATTTAAAGTCTGTACTTATATTTAAAAGTCTAGTGTATGTACTATTGTCTCGTATTGTTATCTCCGCTATAGAATCTGTTGATTCAAATCTGGCTACGTGGTTAGTGTCTCCAGATACAACGTGTAATTTTTGACTAGGACTAGTAGTACCGATACCTACGTTACCTGTTTGAAATATGAAATTTTTAGAAGGGTCCCAAAACGCCAGTATATTGTTATAGCCGCCAGATTGATTTGAGTCTTCTAAAAAATACAAATAATTATCATTAGCCGCTATGTGATACGCGTTTGTAGCTTGTGTATCTTTTAAGTATAAAGCAGGAGTTGTTCCTTCTATGGTTATTCCTCTAAAAGCATCGCTTCCTTGAATAACGTGTAGTTTATCACTTGGAGATGCAGTACCAATACCTACGTTCCCGTTAGGTATTAAAACATTACCATTAGTTTTAATTCGCATTTGTTCACTACCACCAGAATAAAAAATATTTTGACCAGATGAATAAACGTAAAGATCAGAGCCTATATTACCTACATAATCTGATGTGCTACCTAAATATAATTTACCATCACCTGAATTATTTATTAAAGCATTACCTGCAACTTCTAATTTTTGGCTAGGACTAGTAATTCCAATACCTACGTTGCCTGTAAAAGTTGCATTACCGTTATCTGCAATAGATAATCCACTAGTAGCATCATCAGCAAAAAGACCCGTACCATTACTATCTCTAGCTACAAACTTACGTCCTACAAAAGAAGAGCTATTGCTTGTTAAACGTACGTTACCCTCAAAATTAGATACACCATTAGAATCTATATAAAACCTTCTTACATCTCCAGCTGTTATGTCTCTAACATCAAAACTACTACCTCTTGATGCTACTTGAAAAGTTCTAGCTGTATTAATTAATGACAATACAGCTCCGTTTGTTGTTGTTGATTGTATAGCTACCCCGCTCCCACCCCATCCAGTACCAATAGCATGAACATTATAAGTGGATGTAGCACCACCAAAACCAGTTTTGCCATGAAAAACAGCATTACCTGAAACATCAGAAGTACCGTTTATATCTAAACTATCACCTTGAACCTCACCAGTAACATCTATACCAACAGTTGTTGTTTCAAACTTTTTTACACCGTTGTTATAAAGTGCAGTTTGTCCATCTGCTGCTGCGTATACAGCATATTCTCCAGATGAAGTAAGTATTTGTACGTCTCCTGCAAAAGTTGCGGTGCTAACACCTGATAAAGTACCGTTTATTGTTAAATTATCTACGCCTGTTAAATTTCCGGATATATCAGCGTTACCGTTTATATCTAAGCTAGTTCCTTCTATTTCACCACCAGATATTTTACCACTAGCGGTTATAGTGCCTATATTTTTTAAGTTTCTATTTAAATCTATAAACTGTGTATTGCCACCATCTCCTATCCATAAACCATTTAAACTGCTATCTGCTCCCCCGGTGTAAAATCTAAACTCTTGTCTATTAGACCAAGTGGTATCATTATTAGGAAAACCATATGCATGAAAACCAGATTCAGAAGCAAGAATAACATTTTCACCGCTTTCACCAATATTTGTTCTGATAACATGTCTAGTGTCTCCAGCCGCTATTATAACAGAATCATCGTTACCAAGCAATATAGCTGCATTTTCTGATACTCTTTCTAAAATTGTTAATTCAGTACCATTTCTATCTACTTTTAATAAAGGAACAGATGTTGTACCCTCGTAAGCACCAGTATCATTTGATGGTTCGTGATCAAACAGTATATAACCATTAGCTCCGGTAAACTTTAATTTACTAGCTAATGTAAAATCACCAACAACAGAGGGGTTATCTAATATTAAATTAGTATTAGCTCCACCTAGAGTTAGTGTCCTGGTTGAACTTGAGTCTGCATATATAGACATGTTTTGCTCAAACCTAATATCTACAGTATTTGTTCCGTCACCAATATAAACATCATCGCTACCGTTACCAATAATAATATCACCAACGGGATTACTTAAAACTAAATCATCGCCATCTTGGTTTATTTTACCAGCGTCAGCTCCGGCAAAAGTTTTAAATTGTATGTGCCCAGCGTCATCTATTATTATATTACTTAAAAATGGTATTGACATATTTTATTATTTAAATTCTTCCTGATATTCTTTTTTTACCAACATCAAAATTTGCTGATGGTCTAACTGTAACCTTAGCAAAGTTGTTAGGCCACATTTCTAATCCATTTGGAGGTGCTATAGACATTGCAACTTGTATATCTTTAGCGTAAAAACCCTCGTGAACTAAACTATGGTTTTGACAATAATAGCCAAATCTTAAAAAATAAGCTCTATATTGCGGTTGAACTGTTAATATTTTTGTTTCCCAAGCACCATCGGCAGCTGTTGTGTGTTGAGTATATTCTATAAAACCTTGATATAATTTACCTTGAGCTTGCGTGCTATTTTTTAAATCTGCATTTTCATTAGAGTCATTTAAGTCTAATTCATCGTGAGGAAACCTATGATTGTTGTCGTTAACATCATATTCATTCGCACCATAAAGCATATTGTTAGCATAGGAAGCCACAATGTAAGGAGGGTGGCTGCTGGATAAACTAGATGATGTTCCATCAAGCTCGTCTGTAGGTATATATATTACAGATTTTATTTTAATTGTACAGTTTGCCGGAACTTTAATAATACCCATACCAATAGGATTACTACTCCAAGAAGGAACCCAAAGGTTGTTACGTAAGTTTTTCACACCCTCAAACTTAGTCATATTATGATATACCGTTACTTTTTCGTTTTCTTTAAAACCTTGTTCAGTAAAAGAATAAGTACCTTTCCAACCAGTACCACCTCTTCTTAAACTTAAATGACTACTACCATGACTCTGCAAAGTATTTGGATATATTAAACCCGTGCCTTTACCATATATGCTCATTGTAGCATCCCAATCATTAGGGTATACTTTAGAGTTGTCTACTATTACATTATTATTACTATCAGCTAGGTTACATAATTGTTTGTATCTATTAGCAAAAAATCTTCTATAATTAGGGCTTATTGTAGAGCCTCCAAAGTAAAAACCATAACCACGATGATTTTCAACACGCATGTGCATTACTTTACCTTGGTCATTTTGTCTACCTATATTATAAAGCATCAAGCCGTAATCTTCAGAGTTATAATACTGACCATAAGAATATTCGTTAGGCATTTCATAACCAGCCTCTATTTGTGAACTAGCATAGGTGCAGTGCGCTGTTATATGTCCATGCGATTTATTGTAGTATTGACTACTCCAATGCCACACGCCTCTACCAGCTCCAATAACAACTAAATTTCTAGACACCATACCATATGGATGTCTTACGCATATAGATGGATAATCATCACCGTCTCTATTATCGTTACTACATAAATTATAAGAACTAAAGGTGCAACCATCTATATAGTTTTCACCTGTTTGTGTTACACCACTAGCATTATGTATTGTGTTGCTATCTGCTGATGAACCATCTCTAGTTGTATCATAATAACCATTATAACCAGCTATTGTAACACCAGCTCTATAATTTGTACTGTCATTAGTATTATACCCTAATCCTTTAAACTGTACGTATTTTATCTTTACTCTTCTCGTTGGCGCGTTATACCAACTAGTGCTTGTCCAATATCTTACACTAAAAAACACTCTAGCGGTGTCTTGGTCACCATCAGCTACATCATTACCACTAGTATCGCAAGCTTTAATAACGACATCTCTTGTCATTTTTACAACAGGGTCACCTACAGCAGCGTTAAAAAGTATGTCTCTATCAACTGTTATTGTTTTAGCGCTAGTATCAACACTTGTTACTGTATAATTCGTTTTAAGCCTCCATATACCTTCATTGCTACCTAGTGATGTACTTCCAAAGCCGCTAGAAGTATAATAATAATTATTAGCAAGATTACCACCAAACTTGCTAAAACTCGCGTGTATATACACCTCATCGCCAACTGAAAAATCAGTTACGTCGTTAAGAGTAATAGTTCTAAGATTAGTAGCGCCCACATATTCTGTTGCTATTGCACTTGCTATTCTTCTACAAAATTTTCCGTTTATGTGATATTTCTCGGTGCCGGTTTGATATACTTTTGCACCAACTAAGGAGGGAGAGTTGTCAACAGAGCTACCAAAGGTAATAACATTTGTTTTTAAGTTTATATCTGTGACCCGTAGTACGTTTCTATTATTACCTGTGCCAAATATTAATAGATAATTAATTCTAAATACAGATGCATCGTCTACTGTTATAGTAGATCCACTAACTGATTGTATCGTTGCTTCAGGGCAAACGTATTGTTTAAAATAAATTCTATCGTTTGTAGCGTCTATATCATGAATAAAGAAACACTCGTCATTTGTAAGCGTATGATCTTCTTCTCTTTTATATAATGATATTCTATCATTAATTGCGAAGTTACTAGCATCAGCTACTGTTATATAAGAAGAATCAGGAGCATGGTTACCATTAACTGTTGTTATTAATGTTGGTTCGCTGCCATCTATTTGAATACCACACCATTTTCTATTATAAACCTGTATACCATGTTGGTCGCTATTACTACCAGATATTTTTATTTCAGTACCATTAGCCATACTAAGCAGAGAACCTGATGCGGTAGTGCCTTCTACAAATTCACCAGTGTTGTTTGAACTGTGACTAGTGTTATATACTAGCATACGACCATGTAGGTGCATTTTACCATTAGTAGCAAAATGTAAATTACCGTCTATAGTAACATCTCCAGTTCTTGTTGACTGTATGTTTGTATTTAAAGTAACTTTATGACCATGTGCAATAACTACTGAATCATCAGCGGCAGGAACCGATCCCCCTACCCAAGTAGAGCCTGTAGCCCAGTTACCTGATGAATTACTCGTTATTGTTGCCATCTGCTATTACTTCGTTATATTGTTCTTGATATTGAGATACATCTAACGCTATTTCAAACGATAAAGTATCACTATTATCAACAACTGAGTTGTCATTGATAACAGCGACTATATCATCATCTTTTGTGAGCGTTAAAGTAGCATCTGACTTATCATATTCTACTTTAATTATCATTTTATTTTATTTAATTTTTATACACCCATTTGTATACAGTGCACCTTGTATGTTTGCCCGCTTGCTGGTGCAGAACCAAAGCTAACAACAACTCTATTAGCCGTTGTTCTATCTACTCCTGCCATAACAGTTTGACCGTATGTACCAGAAGAAGATAAAGAATCTACTACTTGAACATTTACATCTATAAGATCTGACAAAGCAAAGTTATGGTCTACATTAAAACTTGTAGCACTACCGTCACCTGTTATAGTTACAGCTTTAAATGGAACTCTTAAACCAGCAGGGGTCACAGCCTTATTTGTTGACGTACCTGTTTTAACTTCAGAATCTGTGGCTATCTCTATAATACCTTTTGTAGATGTTGTAGCGTCAGGTTCATCACCTGTGTTTGTTCCACTTAAATTCTGTATATAAGATGTTGATATTGTTGATCCTTGCCAAGTACCTGATGTAATTGTACCAACTGTTACTATATTAGATTGTCCTGTGAAAGCACCTAAGTTAGCCGGTGTTAATGCTCTATTTGTAGCTGAACCCGCATTTGCTTCTGTATTAGTTGCTAATTCAACAACCCCTTTTACAGTAGTGCTAGCATCAGGCTCATCTCCTGTGTTTGTTCCTGAGTTAGTACCAGTAATGTCGCTTGTCATAGCAACTGTACCGGATTTATTAGGTAATGTATATGTTCTATCAGCTGATAATGTGCCTGCTAATAAAGTACCTTCGTTTGCGTCGGCCGCGTTGCCTTCAAATACTACACCGTTTGACGTAGATACAACTTCTACATTATTTGTTGTGGTTGTTCCAGTAACGGTTAAATTTCCACTTACAGTTACGTTATCGCTAAAAGTTTTATCACCAGCTATACTTTGGTTACCAGTGAGCTTTACAACCATGTTGTCAATCTCCGTCTCAGTATAGTATATATCGTTGTGATTATGTGAAGAAGGAGCGAATGTAGATGGTATACCACTAAGAGAAGAGTAAACCCCGTCAAAGCTAGACGTACCTGCTCCAATATTTGATCTAAAAGTAGACTTATCAGAACCACTGATACCAGTGCTAGCAACAATAGCAGCAACTACTTCAGAATTACTTAACTGAGTGTTACTGTAATTCCCAGCATGTATATTCGTAGATCCTTGATCGGTTGTCCAATCAATATGTTCGTTAGCAACAAACCCAGTTAAATCATCATGATTAAAACTACTTGACGTATATGTTGTGCCTTGTATATTAATGGTACTAGCATCTGCTCTTGATATTGTTATACCTTGAGAACCTGTAAATTTTACGTCGTCCGTAGTTGTGGAACCTGAAACAGGCGTACCTGTTAATCTAAGCTTAATACCTGATGAACTTACAACCGATGTCGAATACGTTATAAAATCATCTGTTTGATCGGTTGATAAAGTTTGCCAACCACTACCATTGTGTACTCTTATTGTACCGGAAGTAGAATGAAAATAAATTTGTCCCGTTGCGGCCGTTGGAGCCGAATCTGTAACGTGTAACTTAGCATTCTGTAGTTCGTTATCGTTTAAATTTATGTTATGTAGGTATTGTATGGCCATTTTTTATTTTTTATTAATTTGCGTATACCGTTCCAGAGTTAAGTCCTTTAAAATAAACCCTAGATTGGTTATTAGTTATATGTTTTATAGGTACTTCAACAACGGCACCTGTACTTATTTTTACTGTTATGTTAGGGTATTTTCCTAAGTTATGATTTACCAAAAGATAGTATTCATTATTGTCAAGAACAAGATCGTTTGTTGTAAAGGGTAAATTAAAATCTTTATCCTGAGCGCCACTATAAAGTGTTAAGTTAAAATATAAATTAACCAATAGACCATAACCAGCAGAATCATTACTACTGAGTATGTGATCCATAGTTATGTTATAAAAGTTAGGGTTGTTGTCTACTTGGATACTTTTAACTTTATATACAGCAAATATATTAGGATCTTGAACTTGACTAACTATTATTTCTTTATTTATATAAGTATTTAAAACCGGTACAGTAGACCTTGTCGGTTGACCATTTGGGTATTTACTTACTTTTAAAACAATATCGTCTCCCGATGGAAAGCTTAGCTTTTCTTCTAAAGAACTCGAAAGAGTCATTTCCCCTTTGTTCAATAAGCCTGTAGAATATTTATAAGGCACAAAACCAGAAACATTCATAGCGTTTGTATTTGACAAAAACTCAGCTATGTCTGACATTTGAAATTTTCTAGTAACGCCATTACCGTTAGAACCTAATAACCTATCTGTTGATTCTACAGAACGATCTACTTGTATTGTGCTTATTCTAGCCATATATTATTTACTTATTGTTTTGTACTTTTCTAAACCTCTAGAACCAAAATAAGCAATATATACACCTAATAACAATGATTTTAAAAGCTCAATCCATTCCCCGGGAACAGAAACGCTTTTATCAAAAGAATCCAAATATATCAAAGCAACAGTAGTCACGGTTAAAAATATAAGAGTTAAAGGGCGTACATTTTTTGAAAGCCAAGAATCAGATTGCATATCAGAACTCCATCTTTCAGAAACGCTTTTCATTTCTTCAACATCCAATTCCATTACTTTTAAAGCATACTCTTTTTCTTGATCACTCATACCGTTATCTTTTGCAGATATAGCGTCTATAGCACCTTTAATGTTACCACTAGCTAAACTACCGACAACATCTAATACTTTACCTTTACCAATACTTCTTAAGAAATCCCCAACACGAGTAGTGCCGTTTTTTTCTTTATAAGTTTGTTTTCTTTTTGACATAATATTAAATTTAACAATTCCATTTCCTTCTAGCCGCTTTACCTCTTTCTGAGGTCCAACTTCTAGATCTAGCGCAAAAAGATTTTCTACGCTTCCAAGCTTTACTTCCTCTCTTTAATTTTGAAGGAGGGGTTGTAACGGCTGTTTTAAGTTTACTACCAGGGTTATCTCTCCTGTATTTAGCAACTCCTTTTTTAGACATACCGCCACCTGCTTTGCTACCAGTTTTTTTACCTTTTTTTACTTTACTGTAATAACCTAAGGATTTTTTTCTTGAGGGTGCGTTTTTTGTAGCCATAATATATTAATTAATAATTGTTTCAATAGCAGACTTTTGCTCAGCAGTTAAGTTTTCAACAAATAAAGGAATATCCATTTTTAATTCTAAATGAAGTTTATTTCTTAATAAGATTCCTATTTCTTCTTCTGTTCTGTCTGCTTCAGCAATTGCTTGAAGTTCTTCACATATTGCAATTGAACTTAAAGAAGCATTTATGTCTACTAAAGCTCTTTCTTGTGTGTAGTATTGCATTTTTTAAATATTTTTTTATTGTTTACTTTCTAGTTCTTTTACTTTTGAAGAAAGCTCTTGTATGGCTTTAGCCATAATAGGTATTAATCTACCGTAAGTCGCTTCTAATCTTTCAGGGTTGCTTTCGTACACTAATCTCGTGTATTCATCATCAACATCTTGCAAGTCTTGAGCAATAAACCCTACGTCTTTAAGACCCAATCTTTTTCCATCTCTTTGATTCCATTCAAAAGTTACTGGTTTTAAACTATCAAC